GAAGTCATTGTACTCTCTAAGGTAAACGATCCCTCTGTCTACGAAGTTATAGAAGATTAAAATAAGAAGATCAAGGAAGTAGGCATGGAATTAGCAGGGCGTTATTTTGGTACTGGATTTGATTCGGCTCCTATCATGATCATGATGCCTGCTGATCAAGAACAGGAAATATCGACGAAACCATTTGAGACGATGGGACGAGTCACTTCCTCTCGTGTTCCTTCTCCATTAAAGCCATCTGACTATATGGCGACTCGTAGGCCACCAGGTAAATTCTCGACCGCACCAAAACAAAAGCGTTAAAGGATACCGCAGTAAAATAGAAAGATTGCAGTGAGCCAAAGATGATTCGTTATTACGGAGAACAAAACGTACCAGGTGCGCCAGGTCAAATTCCTGCTGCGGCCGTGCGTTTTAATCCTGCACAGTTAAACGTTCAACCTGGCCCTGGGTATTTTCAAAATCCTGATTACAGCCCATTCCGTCAAGACCAAGATCGCGATCGTTTTATTCTTCACGATCCTCGCTCTGGTGTTGCTGGTGGCAATTTCATGGGTGGCGAAGGATTACAGATTAATCGTGAAGCCCATAAACAGCAAAACCGTCAGCAGAAAATTTATAACAAAGGGATGGGAACTGATAATCCAAATGAGAAGGAAATCTTCCTTCGTCGTACAGGTCCACAGCTTCCCATGGCTATGGGAGGCATGCAGTCAATGGGTAACGCAGGTATGTTTGTTGATAATGCCCAGATGTTTATGGGGCCTCAGTTTGGTCAAGTTCCTGCAGGTTTCCAGAACAAGATTGTTTCTTGAAAACTGCTACCATTAAAAGAAAGGGGAAATAGTTAATGGCCGACGCCAAAGCCAGACTTCAGGAAATCATCAACGCCTATCTCGATAAAGATAGCAACATCGTTGTTGATACTGGCATTGTGGCGGCTCACATCGCCCAGATGAAGCTTTTTGGTATTCGTCAGGGTGTTGAGTTCTTCCCGGCCCAAGATAACTTTGGTGCACAGCGCAAAGACTTTGTCGACCGTGTACTGAAGTACAACAAGATGGATACACGCTTGGACTCCATCTGGGAATATTTCCTTTGTGATGGCCAGGGGCTTTTCTACATCCGGCCAACTAAATCCAACTACCGCCTCTACTATTTCCGTCAACACGAGTATCGTGCGTACTACAACGTTGATGGTGAGCTGGATGAAGTGGTGATCATCTACAGTTACAAGGTCAAGAGAGGTAACGGTTTTGGTGATCAAATCAATACTACCAATCTGACCGGTAATCAAACCACTTATAACCCTGGCGCTAAGCGTTATATCCGTCTATCGATTAAAGCGAACGAAATTGAAGAAACCCATTCGGAGTCCGAACTGACGTTCGACATGCCGACGTATTCCATAACTGGAAATACCAAACAACTCAAGAATTCCCTGGGCTTCATTCCTTGCGTTGAGATTCTCAATAATCCGCAAGGGTTCTCGTCTGAGGGTGTCGGTGAGTTTGATTCCATGGCGAATCACATCGTCACCCATGATGACTTAATGCGAACCATTCGCAAGAACATCACATTCTTTGGCAACCCAACACTGCTGTCCTCCAGGCCCAAGACTGACCTAATTGAGTCCGGTGGCGATGGTATGGTCCAGCGGCCATCCATTGCAGCGAACTCCGGTTTTGCAAGTCCATCGCCGATGAGTCGGTCGATGTTTAAGGCTGATCCCGTCAGCCGTGGTGTTGATGGTCAGCTTCGTGTTCCACGCGTTATTGCAAACCTGGAACCAAACGACCGTGTTGGTTACATCGTCCCTGATGCAATTACAGGTGACCAAAATGCTTTTGCCCGCCAGTACCGCGAAGAAATTCGTACTGCTCTTGGCGGTGTGGATGAGCTGTCGATTTCTGCTGGTGTTACTGCAACTGAATACAAATCCTTATTTGGGCGGGTCGCTGCGACATCTAAGAAAAAAGCAAATGCCATTTATACCCACGGCATCTGTAGGTGCCTTGAGCTGATTATTTATCAAGAAGAACAACTCTTCCGGTCCACACTTGCAGCGGCTGCTGGTATTGAGAAGCCAGTACCTCTGCCTCCTGGTGCACCACCAGAAGCTGAGCAAGGTTATCAGGAAGCTCTTCAGGCTTATAACGACCAGCTCAAAAAGCTTATGATGGCGTTAATTGAGACCCAGATGATTCCACCTGGGGTTACTGGTCTCATTCCTGATGGTGATGTCACCGTTCAGTGGCGTTGGTTAGGTCCTGTTTATGAGGATTCAACCCAAGACGTGCTCAACAACTCAATTGTTGTAAGAAATTTGCAAGAGTTAGGTGTTGATAGCATTGAAGCACTGAAATACCTCTTCCCGTCTAAGACGGATGAGGAACGGGCCTCGATGCTCTCGGGGTTCCCGTTCAGGATGGTGAACGAATTACAGGGTGCATACTCTCAGTTCGCTCGCCTTGTGGGGGGAATGATGCAAACTCCCCACCCGCAGGCACCGGATCTACCGATGGCTGCGGATCCAAGATTGGATTTAACTCCATATCTGTATCGCACCTTAGAAGCTCTACAAAAGGAGATGAGTTATGCAGGACGCTACCGTCCAATCGATCCCACAGACGAGCCCGACTCCGGCAGCGGTGGCTCCCAGCAGCTACGTGGTGGCAGCACCCAGCAGCTACCAAGCAGCTCCGGTCCCGCAAGCGGCTCCAGTGGCGTATCAAGTGGGTACCAGCTACCCCCAAGCCGTCCCGCAGGCGGCCCCCAGTTACCAATCCGCCCCTACTCAGTACGCCCCCCAATCCCAGTCGGAAGCCCCGACGAGCAATCCATGGGAATCGGCGTTCAACAAGGTGGTGAACCTGCTGAGCAGTCCAGTTCAATCCCCGTTCCAGGGTCAACCCTCTCAAACGACTCAGTACAGTCCAGCCAATTACGGCCTGGCCAGCGGCCAGCCTACGCAACAATCGGCTCCGCAGACCTGGCAAGCCAACCAGACATCCTCGCTCAACTCTTCCCCAACTTCCTCCAATCTCTCCTTGGAGCAGGTGTCGGAAATGCTGGGGTGGAGTCCGGAAAGCCAGTACGTGGTAAGCGCGTACGGCCTGGAAGCACCCGCAATCCTAAATAACTATGCTCTCCAACTGGAGAACATGTTGGATAGCGCAGTCACCTGGGGCACTGAAGCCAAAGGTCTGATTGAACAGTACGCTGAGTTCGCTGTGAACGAGCGTCAAGAGAATCAGGCTTACAACGAGATCCTGACCAATCCTGATGTTCTGAGCGATTACACGCTGCAGTTCTTTGGTCCCGAAGGTCCGTACCCCGTGTACGAAAACGAGCAGGAACTGGTGACCCCTGGTTACCCGACCCAGCAAGTAGATCCGAACGCCAACTACATGCCGGCTCCTCCGTCTGCTTCTGCTCCTCAGCAGCCTGAAAACTTCTGGGGTACCTTCAAGCAACAGATGGATTACGATCCTTCGCAAGCATGGCGGATTCTGAATCAGGCTCAGCCTCAGGTTGTTGCTAACAAACTCTTTGTGATGGAGTGAGGCCATGCGTGGCGCTCTTAAATATGGTGTGCCAATTGCCGCTGGTTTAGGACTGGCGGCTTACGGCGCTCAACAAGGAGCTACGCCAGGAGAAGCTGCACTGATGGGTGGCGGTGCCGCCCTCGGTGGTGCAGCAGGTCTTCTTGGTGCTCGCGCACTTGCTGGTAAGTACAATCCTGCGTTGATTGCAGCAGCACAAAAAGGTGTGACTGGTCTTGGCAACAAGATCGGTGACGTTGCCCGCGATCTACCTGAAAAAGGTTTACGTCGCGCAGCTGCTAATGTTGCGGCCGATGTTACTTCTGCAGTTGATACTCGCCTCTTTGGTGATCCAAATGCTGGTATTTCTGCGGCGATTCCTTTCCCAACCCAAGGCGTCCAACGTAATGTTGGTAAAGGCATTGCTGCTGGCTTAGTACCAGCTTCTGCCTTAGCCGCTGGCATCGGTGGTGCTGCAGCTGCTCAGATTCCTGGCGCACTTGGTGTTCCTGGTTTTGCTCAAGAACCTGCACTTGATCCTGAGTCTTACGGCTCCAGCAATTCCATGGGTGCTCGCTATAAAGCTCCCACCTTGCAGTACGTGTAATAAATAAATTACCGACTGCTAAAATTTGTGTTAGATAAGACATATCAATGTCTGAATCTTTCACCCGATAAAAACACTTCCTGCGACACTGGAGGATAAAACAAAGTGTTCATTGATAACGACTTTCCAAAGATTCTGGGTGCGGAACTTTACCGTCCTCACCCTGCTTACATTGCCGAAATGGCAGTGGAGCCTGTGGTGGTCCACGACTTCACCCGTCAGCCTGGTCAAACCGTTCAGTTAGACCGCTATAAGTTCTGGGGTACCCCTGGTACTAAGGACAGCCGTGAGCGCGTGTCCGACCAGACCATCGGTACGGCCAACAGCCGTAACATCACCAAGGAGAAGGTCTTGGTGGTGCTTAAGGAGTACACCGGTCCTGCGGATCCGGGCGACCCCACCCAGCCTTCGACCTTCAAGATCGCTCGTGAAACTCTGATTACCGCCCAGCGCCTGCTGCTGGACACCGGTAACCTGAACATGTTCCACCAGTCGATCGGCAGCCTGACCCTGCTCGACGACTATCGCCGTTGGCGTGACCGCGTCTTCATTGACGAACTTGCCAAAGCAGAAGCTAACGGTGCTGCTGGTACCACCCAAGGCGGTTACTACTTCGCTGGTGGCAAGACCAAGGATTCCTCTGGTCGTGTGTCCTATACCACCACTGAGTACGGCAACGAAGTTCAGCAGTTCCAGGTTCGTACCGACCTGCTGACCGTTGTTAAGGATCTGCGTAAGCGCAACGTGCCGACCTTCGCTGATGGTCTATATCGCTGCATCTGCGATCCTACTTTCATGATGCACCTGCGTCGTGATCCTGACTTCCGTGAGATTGCTCGCTACAGCGGCAACCCTGGCCAAGGCATGTACATGGGCAACCCCATGATGCCTAACAACGCCAGCTTCTACATGGGTCCCCAAGCTGGTCAGGGCTACTTCCTGGCTGGTGAGCCCGTGATGCCTACTGGCGTCCAGTTTGAAGGTGTGAAGTTCTTCGAATCGACCAACTTCCCGATCAAGAACGTGACTGCCTCCTTCGATGGCGGTTCCACCTACGCTTCTAAGGAAGTGGCTCAGGGTTATTTCTTCGGTCCTCAGTCCGTTGGCGTGGGTATCGGCGGTCCTAACGCTCAGGTGCTCATTAACAACAACGATGACTTCAGCCGTTTCATCATCCTGATCTGGCAACTGTACGCTGGCTTCGAAATCCTGAACAAGGACTTCGTGACCACCGCCTTCAGCTTCGTTCAGGACGACGGCACCGTCTGATAATCAAACCATAAATCCACAACATAGGAAAAGATAAATGACCTATTTGTCCGCTAAAAAGATCTACCCAGGTAACTGGGCAGAGCCTCTGAACGGTTGGTACAAGAACATTGATACCAACGATGACGGTAGCAACAACGCCTCCAAGGGCGGCCCCACTTCGGTGCTGGCCGTCCCCGGCTATCGCTACTTCCAGCAGCGTGGTTATGTCCCCGTGACCGCCACGTCTGGTGCTGGTGCAGTTGCTTCTGGCAGCGTGATCGTTCCTTCCCCTTATCGGAATGACGACACCCGTACCGACATCACCGGCATGGTGATCTCTGGTAACGCTACCGTCCCTGCTTATGTGTACCGCGCAACCATCTCCGTGGCTTCTGGCTGGGGTGACGGTCGTGTGGCCTCTGGTATCTACGCTGCCACCGGTAACGTGGTTACCTTCGGTCCTGGTCTGACCTCGACCGGTACCGCTGGTGAGGCTGTGGCCCAAGCCAACCTGACCTCCACCACTGCTGGTGCACAAGGCGGCGAAATCTTCTTTGCTGGTGGTTCTGCTGCTTACAGCGCCAACGCTCTTCTCACCGCTACCGGCGCCGCAGGTGTTGGTGTGGATAAGGTGTACAAGGTAGTGACTGCTGCCACTACCTACACCGTGCAGGCCCGTGGTTCGCAGACCGCTACCTCCACTTCCGGTGGCTGGTACATCTCCAACGATGACTCCAACGCTGGCCGCACTGGTTACTTCGTGGTTGAAGTGTGCTACATCCAACCCGATGAAGCACCTGGCTACGAGGATATCGACGGCTACCTGCTTGGTCGCACCGTTAGCTGATTGAGTTAAACTAGGACCAGTAAATAACTGGTCCTATGACAACTCTTCCAGCGATGCTTTTTCAGCATAAAAAAACTGGGGCTCGTGTCAAAGTTGTAAGTGAATGGGATAACGGCGATTGGTTCATGGTCGAAGATCAGGACGGTCGCCTCTTTACCGTTTACAAAAACGAGATTGAGCCCGACGAAGCGGCTACCAAAAAGGTTCAGACCCTTCAGGTAAAAGATAAAGCAGCAAAGGAAGAGCCTCGCACTTTCCCCCCGGACAACCGTTTAAATATCAATGGCGCTACCGCCCAAATGATCGCTGATCATATTAAGGGTATCGGATTGAAAACAGCCCGTGAGATTAAAGATCTTCAGATGTCCTTATCGGGTGAAAGGTTCAACAATCTCGAACAGTTAAGGCAAATTAAGCGTGTTGATTGGGATGCTGTTTTTGCCGCTGATTTAGTCCGCGTCTGATACACTCATCTCCTACTAAACCCCCTGGGAAACCGGGGGCTTTTTAGTCTTACAATAAAAAATAAAAAGGGATGTCTTATACAACTGCTAGATCAGGTTTTACGGGTCCCAGTGCAAAGATTGGCGGATCTACTGACTATCACATTGATTTAAAACTTCTCGATTCCCTTCCAGTGGCCGAGAAGGCAAAAATGGTAGATGCTTTGGCACGTCAATACCAATCCATTGGTCGTGATATCGAGTTTTCCAATCCTGCAGTATCAGGGCAACGCTGGAACCTCACTGCTGATCTTTCGAACAAGATTGATCTTCTGAATCGTGCAGCAGCTGCACATAGTCATAGTCGCCATCAGGGATGGAATTCTTTAGATTTCTACGTTCCGTTTAAGGGCAAGAGTCGTTTTGATAAAGGAGCTGTAGAGGATGCGTCCATTTATATACCTGCTGTAACAGGGGGTAAAGTCCGCCG